AGGTGATGTCACCATTTCTGCTGATGCAAACTTCTCTGTTACTGGATCAAGAGCTAATTTAACAATTGGTAATGCAGTTGCTAAAGCAAATGCAGTGGTCAGCGTTACAGGAAAACAATCTAATCTTGCAACAGGAACAGTAACAATCACTGCTGCAGCGACCGCTTTACCTGCAGGAACTCAATTAAATATTGGAACATCTACTGTTAACATTAAACAATGGGATGGTATACTACCAGGAGTAGATCAAACTTGGACAAGGATACAAACCCCGTAAGGATATATTATGTTATTTGGATCAACATCATTTTCAGCAGCACCTTTTTCAAGTCCTTTCATACAGGATTTAAACATAGCTGTAACAGGAAACAGATTAAATATTTCAGTAGGTAATACTACTATTGCTTTTCCTACAACAGTTACTGTAACAGGTAATCAAATAAACCTTGCAAATAGCACTGTAAGTGTGATATCATGGAACCCAATACCACCAGGAGTAAATCAAGTTTGGGTACCGATAGACCCGGACGCATAGGAGAATTATGGCATCAAGTACATCGACAGATTTAAAATTAGAACTTATAACTACAGGGGAAAAATCAGGAACCTGGGGTACAATTACAAATACAAACTTACAAATTTTAGAACAAGCAGCTAGTGGTTACTTATCACTTGCGGTAGGCTCATCAGATGTTGCTTTATCTCTAGCTAACCATGCAACAGCAAATGGTAAGAATTTATACTATAAATTAACAGGAACACTTACTGCGAATAGAACGGTGACTATGCCTGATGGTGCTGAAAGAGTGTTTATTGTAGAAGATGCAACAGCTAGATCAGCATCTAATTATACACTAACAGTTAAAACAGTTTCAGGTACAGGACTTGCTTTACCGATTGGATCAACTACAGTTTTATATTCTGATGGAACAAATATTACAGGTAAACTACAGACTAAAGGATACTATACACCTTCAGCTACTTATACAGCAGTTAATGGTGATCAATTATTAGTAAACACTTCAGGATCTGGTATTGGTACACCTGTCACTATCAATTTACCAGCATCTCCTGCAATTGGTAACGAAGTTCATTTTATAGATAGCGGTAATGCATTTGCATCTAACAATTTAACAATCGGTAGAAACAGTTCTAATATTCTAGGAGCAGCTTCTAATTTAGTTGTAAATACAAACAGTGCAGCTTTTACTTTAGTATATGTTAATGCAACTAGAGGCTGGATTTATAAAGATAAAATATAGGAGCACGGACCATGGCTCTAATTGATTTTAAAGTCTTACCAGGAATTGATAAGCAAGATACCGAATCTGGTGCAGAAAACAGATGGGTAGATTGTGACAATACAAGATTCAGATATGGCCTACCTGAGAAAGTAGGTGGTTGGTCATCATTAGTTACAGATACAATTGTAGGTGTTGCAAGAAGACAGTTTGCATTTGTTGATCTAGATGGAAATAGGTACGTGGCTCTTGGAACAGATAAGTTTTTAATTATTTATTTTGAAGGTCAATTGTATGACATCACACCTCTAAAAGCTACTTTATCTTCTTGTACTATTGCAACAACTAACAACTCAGCTGTTTGTTCTATAACAAAATCTAATCATGGTTTAAGTGCAGGGGACATTGTATTATTAGATAATGTAACTTTACCGGTAGGTACAGGTTATTCAAATTCTGATTTTGAAGATAAACTATTTCAAGTAACTTCTATTACAAGTTCAAGTGTATTTACAATCACACAAAGTTCTAATGCAACAGCAACTGTTTCAACAGGAGGAAGTTTAGAAGTTAAACCTTATGAACAGGTTGGTCCTGCAGAACAATCTTATGGTTATGGTTGGGGTATAGACTCATGGGGATCAGGTAATTGGGGAGAAGCAGCTTCTGCATCTGACGTATCACTTGAACCAGGTTTGTGGTCATTAAGTAATTTTGGTCAGGTATTAGTTGCAACGATTGCAAATGGTAAAACATTTACTTGGAATGCAGGTATCGCTGCAAGATTAACAACAAGAGCCTCTACTACTACATCAGGATTTGAGACTACAAGCAACCCAACAGCAACAAGAGTTACATTAGTTTCACCTACAACACGTCACTTAATTCATTTAGGTACTGAAACAACTATTGGAGATACAACAACACAAGATGACATGTTTATAAGATTCTCGGATCAAGAAGATATAAATGATTACACACCAACAGCAATCAATAGTGCCGGTACACAAAGATTGCAAGATGGTACAAAAATTATAGGAGCTTTAAAAGCCAAAGAAACTATTCTAGTTTGGACGGACAATGCTTTATACACCATGAAATTTATTGGTTCACCTTTTACATTTGGATTCGAACAAGTTGGTACTAACTGTGGATTGATTGGTAAAAATGCAGCTGTTGAAATAGATGGTGCTGCGTTTTGGATGAGTCCAAATGGTTTCTTTATGTTTGATGGTACAGTTAAATCTTTACCATGTAGTGTTGAAGATTATGTTTATGATCAAGCAGATACTACAAAAGGACAACAAATTTATGCTGGATTAAATAATCAATTTACAGAAGTTGTTTGGTATTATCCATCAACAAGCTCAGATTATAATGATCAGTATGTAGTGTTTAATTATGGAGAACCTATGAAAGGTGGTGTTTGGTATATTGGAACAGAATCTAGAACATCTTGGATTGATGCTAGTGTATACCCTAAACCATCTGCTACTAAATTTAGTGACTCAGCTACAGGTACTTTTCCTGTTATTGTTGGAGAATCAGGTTTAGGTCAAACAACTTTATTTGAACATGAGGTTGGAACGGATCAAGTAAATCCTGATGGTAGTACAACTACTGTTACATCATTTGTAAAATCATACGACTTTGATTTACAAGCAAGACAAAAAGATGCTCAAGGTAAATCAAGTGGACCAAGTATTGCTGGTGAAGTATTTTTAGCTATGAGAAGATTTGTACCAGATTTTAAAAACTTACAAGGTAATGCAAAAGTAACTCTTGGTGTTAAGCGTTATCCTCAACAATCTGAAACAACTACAACTTTAAGTCCCTTTACAATTAACTCCAGCACTGATAAAAAGGACACTAGAGCAAGAGGAAGGTTTGTTAACATTAAAATAGAAAATACAGATGTTAGTGAGTCTTGGCGTTTTGGAACTTTAAGAATAGATATACAACCGGATGGACGTAGATAATGGCTAAAGTAGTAGTGAGAATACCAGAACCAAAAGAAGAGTATGATTTCTCAAACCAAAAACAAATCAACAGAGCTATCAGTATCATAGTTGAACAATTAAACTCTACATTTTTAAATGAATTAAAACAAGAAACAGAACGATTTACTTGGTTTAAATCAGGAAATTAATATGGCAAATATATATAAAAACGCTAATTTTGATCTAACAACAACTAATGCAACAGACATTTATACGTGTCCATCTAATTCTAGAGCTATAATACAGAACATACACACAGCTAATGTTGGTGGTGGAAACACAGAAATAAAAGCATTTTTATATGATAATTCAGCAACAACTGCTTTTCAATTTGCTGAACATACTGTAAACTCAGGGGATTCTAAGTCTATCTCTGATGGCTCAATTGTGTTAGAAGAGAATGATAAATTACAATTACAAGCTGCTACGGCAGATATATTCGAAGGCACTTGTGCAATATTGGAAATAAACAGGGATTAATTATGGCATTTATAGAAAAAGGCGAAGTAGCATACACAGAAATAAATGGTAAAAAAGTACCAGTTGTTAAATGTGAAACAGAAGTAGTATTAAGAAATACACAAACTAATCATGAGTACAACTCAGACAAAGAAGCAGAAGATGATATTGCTAACCCTGAAACAGATACTCAACAAGAACACATAACAAGATCATTAAAAATTAAAGTAGCAGCAATGCCACCACTAGGTGCATCATCGGATAAATAATGGCAATAACAAGAGCACAACAGATAAGACAGATGTTAAAAGATGGTGATGTAGCTGTCCAAGGTGGAGCTAAAAATTATCTTGGTAAACAAAAAACAGTTAGTGGTGTACCAGTTAAATGGCAATCAGGACCAGATGCGCCTTCAACAGAATTAGCTTATATTACAAAAGCAGAAAAAAATTTACTATTAAAAAAAGACATACACGGATCATTAAAAAACGGACCTAATACAGGTCCAGAAGGAATAATGTCTTTAGACTCACAAGGTGATTTTACTCAAGATAGAAGTGGTGGAAGAAAAGCTTCATCACCTTCAACTGCTCCACAAGGTAATTTTAGAGAAACTTCAAATATTACAAATACTACAGGAGGAACAAGAGCGAAAGGACCTACTTTTTCAGTTGCTACAGGAGGAGATGGTAAACCATTTGTTGGTGGTTCTGGAAGTGGGGGCGGTGATGATCCAACTGATCAACCAGTAAAAGATTTACAAGAATTCTATGATAAACCTGCAAATTATTCAAAATATACACCTTCTTATTTAAAATATTTAAGTGATTTAAGTAGAAAACCTAATAGAAAATTTTTTGTAGAAAAAGTTTTAAGAGCAGGTAAAATTCCTGGTCTACCTTCTAATGTATTGGATGTTTATGACGAAGATTTTGACATAGAACAAGCATATAAAGATTACATGTCAAACAGATTAGCCGGTAACACAGATGCTTATGGAAATCCATTGGGAGGTAGTTACTACGATTCTTCAGGTCAATTAGTTGTAACTGATACTAGAGACGATGGTGCAGGACAACAAAATTTATTGGATGATACTATAGAAGATAAAGAGGATGAAGAAG